TAAAATTCCTAAGTCATGAGTAGTGGAGGTAAAGTGATGCAAGTTGACATCAGGCCGATAAAAGGCATCAAGACAGCCAAGTACAATCCACGCAAGATAAGTGACCAGGCGCTTAAGTCGCTAAAACAAAGCATTGAGCGGTTTGGTTTTGTGGATCCAGTCATCGTCAATGACCGAACTGGCGTACTTGTTGGCGGGCATCAGCGCATCAAGGCAGCCAAGGAGCTGGGGTTGGAGTCCGTGCCGGTGGTTGGCGTCAATCTTGATGAGGGCGAGGAGAAGGCGCTGAATGTCGCGCTGAACAAGATTAGCGGTGAGTGGGATTTGGACTTGTTGAGGGGCGTTCTGGAGGACGTGCAGGCGGCAGGGCTGGACTTGAGTTTGACCGGGTTCGCGGAGAATGAGTGGCTTGCAATCAGCGGAGAGGAGTTTGTGCCGGATTTTCAGCCAGACGATTCGTCAATTGGCAAACTAGACGAAAAGAAGATGGTAACTTGCCCGAAGTGCAATCATGACTTTACGCCTTGATTTTTGCTCAGCCGAAGCGGCGCGTTTTGCTTGCGAAAAGTGGCACTACAGCAAGAGCTTGCCAGCGGGCAAGAGCGTAAAAATTGGCGTGTGGGAAAATGAAAAATTCATTGGTGCTGTCATTTTTTCGCAAGGAGCAAACCGAAATATCGCAAGACCGTACAGTCTAAAAATGCACCAAGTGTGCGAGCTGGTACGTGTAGCACTCACGAAACACGTGGCACCAGTGAGCAGGATCATGGCAATATCACTTAAGATGGTCAAAAAAACTTGCCCAGGTCTTCGCTTGATTGTCAGTTATGCTGATTGTGACCAAAATCATCATGGCGGTATCTATCAAGCGACGAATTGGGTTTATGTCGGGATGACTGCCATTGACATAACATCATTTTTAATTGATGGAAAAAAAACACATCCCAGAACAATTGCGGGACTATTTGGGACTAACAAAATTGATGTCTTGAAAAAAAAATGCAAAAATATTCAAATGCAAAAATCAATCGGCAAGCACAAGTATCTTATGCCGCTCGATGATGAAATGGCTGGAATTATTGCCAAAAAAGCGTTACCATATCCGAAACGCGCGCCAGTGGTGCAAGAGTAGCATACCAAACATCCGTTTGGTGATGGCGGTGCAAGTCCGACCCTGGCGCTTAATGGAGAACACATGCCTGGCAAACGCACTCCTGAGCTTGATGAAAACGCACTGCGGCAGGTCGAAGAGCTGGCCGGGTATGGCCTCACAATGGGCCAAATTGCAGCCGTCTTGGGATTCAGCGAACGCACTTTGCACAACAAAAAAACAGACGAACTTGTTGCAGCCATACAGCGCGGCAAAGCGAAAGCCGCGGCTATTGTTGGCAAGTCTTTATTTGGTCGCGCCAAAGATGGAGACGTTCCTGCAATCCGCTGGTGGGAGATGACGCGCGAGGGCCGCTCGGAAAAAACCCAGACCGAAGCCACAGTGGAGGTAATAAACGATGGTCAGACTGAAGCCCGCCTGGCTCGACTCGTTGCACAGATTGCCTCCGAGATTGAGGCGCGAGATAATACCGAAGCTGCTGCTGAGCTTGAGCCCGGACGATCAAGCGATCCTAGCGTATGACTGGCTGTGCGTCGGTCGGGTAGACCAGCTGCCGCCTGAGCTTGACTGGACGTGCTGGCTTATCAAAGCGGGTCGTGGATGGGGCAAGACGCGTTGCGGTGCTGAATGGGTGCGGATGATCGCTGAGTCTACTCCGAACGCGAGAATCGCCCTTGTGGGGCCGACGGCAGCGGACGTGAGGGACGTAATGATTGAAGGCGAGTCAGGCATCCGTGCTATCGCCCCACCGTGGGCCGTGCCTCATTACGAGCCCTCCAAGCGGCGCGTTACGTGGCCGAACGGGGCGATGGCTGTTGCCTACTCGGCTGACGAACCAGACCGGCTTCGTGGGCCACAGCATACGCACGCTTGGTGTGACGAGGCCGCGGCGTGGCGCTACCCTGACGCGTGGGACATGCTGATGATGGGCCTCCGGCTGGGCCAGCGCCCGCAAGTTGTCGTGACGACCACGCCAAAGCCCGTGGCGTTGATGCGCTCGATTGAGTCAACGCCTGGAATCGTGATCACCCGTGGGCGAACGATAGACAACGCGATTAACCTCGCACCCACATTCCTAACGGCTTTGATGGCACGTTACGAGGGCACCCGACTAGGTAGGCAAGAGCTGGAGGGTGAGGACCTTGTCGATAATCCTGACGCCTTGTGGAGCCGCTCAGGACTGGATGATCGCAGGGCGAGGATGGAACCACAGCTGGCGCGCGTGGTGGTGGCCATCGACCCGGCAGTGACGTCACGTGACGACAGTGACGAGACTGGTATCATCGTGGCTGGTGTTGGCGTTGATCGACGCGGGTACGTGCTGGCCGACCTCTCGGGACGATACAAGCCTGACGAGTGGGCAAGGATCGCGATCGGGGCGTACCACGAGTACAAGGCGGATAGGATTGTGGCTGAAAGCAACCAAGGCGGTGAGATGGTACAGCACGTGCTTAGGACGGTGGATGTTGACGTTCCGTTGCGGCTGGTTCACGCGAGTCGTGGCAAGGTGGCCAGAGCGGAGCCGGTGGCGGCACTCTACGAACAGGGCAAGGTGTCACACGTCGGGAGTCACGCGAAGCTGGAGGACCAGCTGTGTACTTGGCAGCCTGGTATGGCCTCGCCTGACAGGATGGATGCGTTGGTTTGGGCCATGACGGAGTTGATGCTTGGTCGTGGTGAGGTGGCGTTTGCGTGATATAATCACAGCACCGCCCAAGCCTCTTTTACGGTCGCGCCGTGAAACGCTCAAACTGGGCGGTCACTGTTAGAGGAGAACAAAAATGCATTTGAATCATTCGATGAATAAGTTCGCGTCAGTGCTGCAGGATACAGGGCGCAAGGCAGACAACCGTGAGGTGTTGCGTGGATTTGTGTCGCGCGAGCGCAAGACGCTGAAGTTGTTGATTGAGGTACTCGAGCGCTTAAATTGCACCTATGAATTACCCGACCCCGTGTGGCAAGCGCTCGACAGACCACACTTGGTATCAGGTAACGAGTGGATGCAGCTTGCAGAATCCTTGCCAGATGATGTCAATCCGCTCCTGAAGCAAGCGATGATGCGCAATGGGTTTGCCAAGTGGGAGATGGAGAAGCATTGCCGGCAGTTTGGTGATGGGGTGTGAGTAAGCCACCGATTAGTTACTATGGCGGCAAGCAGAAAATGGCATCGAAGATTGTGCCATTGATACCAAAGCACACGGTATATGTTGAGCCTTTTGCAGGCGGCGCGGCTGTATTTTTTGCAAAACCTTGGCCGTCTGTCACAGGCACGGATCACTACCGAGAGGTTATCAACGACCACGACGAGCGGCTGATTAACTTTTATCGCGTGCTGCGGGACGATGGTGATGAGCTGGTGAGGCGCTTGAGCTTGACGCTTTACAGCGAGGCTGAGCATAGACGCGCTAAAGACTTAAGTATTGGCGATGATCTGGTTGATGCAGCAGCGCGGTACTTTGTCAATGTGAGTCAAAGTTTTGCGAAAAAAATCGGCGGTGGGTGGGGGAGAGCTGTTTATGGTAGGAATGTAGCTTCAACCTGGAACCAACGCATTGCGCGAATGCCTGAATACCTAGACAGAATGGCCTCAGTTCACATCGCCTGCGATGACGCGCTTAAGATCATCAAGTACTGGGATAGCCCGCAAACTTTTTTTTACTGCGACCCGCCATACCCTGGATCGGATTGTGGAGAATACAAAGGGTACGAGGTCGCCGACCTGCAAGCGTTGGTCAACACGCTTGACGCTTGCCAAGGCTCGTTCATCCTAAGCAACTACGACCAGCCTGGTATTGTCTGGCCGGATGGTTGGGAGCGACATGAGTTCAAGGCTTACATATCAAGCAAAGGCCGCGTCGGGTACGATCGTAGCAAGAAGATGGACGAGTCGGGCCAGAATCGCGAGCGCACAGAGGTCATCTGGCGCAGGATGGCCCGTGTGCCGGTAAGGCCGGAGATACAGGCGCTGTACAATAGTGGCAAGTTTGATTGCTTTACAGGAGACCGGCCGCGTCAATTGTCTTTCATCGACCAGCACACTACTTGACCAGACGGTGTGCTACAATCCAAGATAGTTGCCGCCCTGGTGGCTGTTCTCCTCCTGGGGCGGCGCTTTTTAATTTGGGGGTAGCGTATGCGATGGATCGACAGAATACAGCACGCGCTCAAGGCGTTCCGGCTTGGGCCTGCGGTTGTCGAGCCCGCTGATACCTATTGGGGTAAAGACCCGGAACCGTTCGCACCGCCAGCGTATGGCGACTATATCGCGACGTCATCATCGGTGTATGCGTGCAGTACCCTTCGTGCTCGCAACGTCGCAAGCCTGCCGCTTCGGGCCTACCGGATGGTGAACGGCGAGCGCGTTGAAGTCATTGATGGCGCGTTTGCTGACTTGATGCAAAGCGTGAATCCGCACTGGACGTACAACCGCTTGATGCAGATGACTGAGCTGAGCTTGTGCCTATGGGGGCAAGCGTTCTGGGTGCTTGAACGCGGGCCAGATGGTCGGGGCGTCCCGAGGGAGATATGGTGGGCACGGCCGGATAGGATGCGTCTTGTCCCGCACGAGCAAGATTACATTGCCGGGTGGATATACGATTGGGATAATGAGCGGCTTCCGTTCATGCCTGATGAGGTGATCTGGTTCAGACACCCAAACCCGCTGGACGAGTTTATGGGCTTGTCTCCGATTGCGGCGACCAGGCTGGCCATTGACACGGCGCACGGAGCCCTGAAGTCGAATCACGCAATCTTTAAAAATGGGCTGCAGATTAGTGGAGTCGTGTCACCACAAGACAAGGAGATCGCCTGGTCACGCGAGCAGGTGGAACAGCTTCGTGAGAACCTCGAAAAGCGGTTCAAAGGGTCTGACAAGGCGCACCGTCTGGCCGTGCTTGGACAAGCTGCGAACTTTCAATCAATTGGCGTGAGCCCGAAGGATGCTCAGTTTATCGAGCTGATGAAGTGGACGAGGTCCGACGTGGCCTCCGTCTATGGCGTCCCGCCTGAGCTGATTGGTGATCACGAACACGCGACCTACTCGAACATTGAACAAGCTTACAAGGGTTTGTGGACGGATTGCCTGATTCCCGAGGCGGCGATGATTGCATCGGAAATCACCGAGCAAATGCTCAAGTTTTTTCCGGATGTTGACCTTGTGGAGTTCGACACCACACACGTGAGCGCACTGCAGCCTGACAAGGCGAGTCTAGCCGATCAGGCAGGTAAGTGGGTGGCGATGGGGGTGCCGCTTAACAGAGTGTTGTCGCAAATTGCACCGCAAATGCTACCGGAGGGCGGTGAATACCCGTGGGGTAACGCACCGATGTTGCCAGTGGCACCGCCAGCGCAGAATCCAGATAACAGGCAAGGCGAAACGAGGGCGATCAAAATGTTGCCGAACCGAATGTGCCGTCGTGGATTCATCGAGTTTGGGTCTCCTGAGCACGTCGCCATCTGGAAGCAGTTTGATTTGCGTGCAAAACGCATCGAAACACAGTTTGTGCGCATCTTGAGCGAGCTGATGCAGGAGCAGGGTGATGCCATCGCGGCAGCCGTTGCGGAGCAGGGTTCGAAGGCGGCAGGTTATGACGGGATAGACTTCAGGCCGGGCGGACGAGTGCGGAGCGCGTTCAGGAAGGGTATCGAATTGTACGAAGCAGGGCGTGGTGGAGATGGGCTGGTGGCTGCGACGATCCGATGGGCACGTAGGCTTGCTGCCGGTGAGGCGATCACGCCAGACAAAGCGCGCAAGATGAGAGCCTGGCACGCGCGGCACGCGAGCGACAAGGTGACAGGTTGGGACAAAGATGGTGAAGAGACACCCGGATATGTCGCGTTCCTGCTTTGGGGCGGCGAGCCAGGTCGTGATTGGTCTGAGCGCTTGGTGAGCCAGATGGACAAGGCAGATGAGCGCGCAAGCAAGGCACTGACGCCTGATGACATCGATGCATTGTGGGATGGTGACTACTGGCAGAGCGTGTTTGCAGACCGCCTGATGGGCCAGATTCAAGACGCTGCCGAGGCCGGTGGCGCGGATGCATTTAATCAATTAAACGTCAATGCGAGATTTAATCTTGACACACCTGATGGCAATCGTTTCTTGATGGGACGCACACAGCGGTTTGCCGAACAGGTCAACGAGACCACGTGGAACCAATTGCGTGAGGGCATCGCTGATGCAATCAACAGCGGCAAGACGATACCGGAGATTGAAGAGCTGGTGCAGCAAGTGATGGGCGACCGCATCCGAAGCAGTGCTGAGACCATCGCTCGGACTGAGACGATCGGGGCGTTGAACGGTGGGTCTCTCCTAGGGGCCAAGCAAAGCGGGGTGGACTCGAAGAAGACGTGGATAGCAGCGCTTGACCAACGCACGCGGGACAGCCACATCGATGCGCACACGCAGTATCAGCAGAACCCGATACCGCTGGATGATGACTTTATGGTGGGCGGTGGCGGCGGGCAAGCGCCTGGACAGATTGGCCTACCGGAGGAGGACATCAATTGCCGGTGTGCCATCGGTTGGGTATTTGATGAGGATGAAGCACGCGGGATGCTTGACGCCGATGCCATTGCCAAACTACAACGGTTTACGGAGGGCAAGTAAATGCTCGTTGTTAAAGCACAATACGT